TTATACTGTACCTTATCATTTAACACATGAAGAAACACACGCACAGTGTGATGATTGTAATCGGACAGGTGAAATATGGATCGAAGATAAATTTACTCCCGATGAATTAAGAGACAAGGGTGTTATTTGAAATACATATTAATGATAACATTGTTTTTGTTGGTTGGTTGTAAACATTTAGATCCAAATGATTTACTCGATCCAACATCAACAATAATTAAAAAAATGTTAACAGGGAAAAAAAATGATAACTGATAAGGTGGCTAAAGAAATGGAAGAAGAATATAAAGAACAAATTAAACTACAAGGTAAACGAGTGCCGATGACTAAAGAAGAAGAGTATCGAAACGCGGATGTACCGGATGAAGTGTTATCTAAAAATTTAGATAACGACTTTATAAAACATTTAAAAAATTTTTTTAAAGGAGAAAAATAATGTTAAATTTAAAATTAAATGATGAAATAAGAAACTACGCTAACTTACAAGTTAGTGTTAAGAACTTTGGAGTAAGATCTGCCGGCTTCAATGGGAACAAGATACGTCAATACACGGGTATTGTTGGTGAGTGTATGATTCACAAAGCATTGGATAGAGATCTACCCAACTATAATAGCGGATCGTTGATCGAGGATTTAAAAATAAATGGTAAAAAAGTTGATGTGAAGACGATGGCTAGAAACGTTGATATGCGCGACTTTTACGTCCATAACTTTGTCGGGTACCAAAAAGACAGAGACAATGATGTTTTATTATTTAATAGTATAAATAAAAAAACAGGTAAGGTACAAATTTGTGGTTGGTTATCTAAAGAAGACTTTTTAAAGAAGGCTTCTTTTTTTGATAAAGGTAGTGAAAGAAAACGAACGGACGGTACAACTTTCATAACACAAGCTCCTTTGTATGAAATAGAAAATAATAAGTTAAATCAAATCAACTCTGTGGAAGATATAAAAAATATATGAAATGTTGGCATTGTAATACTGAATTAATATGGGGTGGTGATCATGACATCGACGAAGAGAATGATACTTACTCAATGGTAACTAATTTATCGTGTCCCGAATGTCATAGTTTTGTAGAAGTATACTATCCTAACGAACAAACACAAAAAGAATATAAAAAATATGAAACACAATAATCAATACATCTATCCAAAATGCGTTAGGTCCAATGTCGACGGTAAACGGGTCTATGATATTAATGATGGTCAATTTAAATTACCTAGTGTCACAACAATACTCTCTGCCACACAATCGGCCGAGAAGCGCGAAAAATTAGCCGCTTGGAGAAAAAGGGAGGGAGAGGCCAATGCAGCGCGGATCGTTGAAAAATCAGGTGCTAGAGGCACAGCAATGCATAAGATTTTGGAGAAGTATGTCCTAGGAGAAGGATATATGGATATGACAACAGTGGGTCAAGAAGCACATAATATGGCACAAAGAGTTATTGAACAAGGTTTATCAAATGTGAGTGAGTATTTTGGATCAGAAGTAACTTTATACTACCCCGGACTATATGCAGGACAGACCGATTTAGTGGGGTTACATAAAAATGAACCTGCTATTATTGACTTTAAACAAACTAATAAACCAAAAAAGAGAGAATGGATTGAAGACTATTGTGTACAGTTAGCGGCGTATACTATGGCACATAATTTTGTTTACAGAACAAATATATCAAAAGGTGTCATTATGATGTGTAGTAAAGATAATTACTATCAAGAATTTATTATACAAGGACTTGAGATGAAAAAATATATGCATGAGTTTTTAAAAAAAATAGATCAATACTATGAAGAAATGAGAGGTAAAGATTGAGATTAAGAGATTTACAAGCAATACTAGAAAGATTTACAAATGGTCAAAAAGGAACAGTCATATCAGATTGTCCAGTATATATTGAGACCCAAAATGGACACTTGGAAGATATAAGACGTATTGAGATTCAAGAGTCTGCTATAATTGGAGATCCCAATCCGGCTAGATTAGTGTTGAAAACTGATAAAGATGAGAGAATTAGGTCAATTACGTTCAAACAAAGTTAATAATGTGGCATAAATAAGGCAGTGTGCCACCATAAGAGAAATTCTAGGGCAATTATTTTTTTTTCTATTCGAAAAAAGTACGTGGCACACGTGGCACAGGGGTGTTTTTAGGCTATAAGTGTTGGTATAAGCGAATAGTAGCTGTGCCAGAGCAACTTTTTTTGGTGGCACAGCGTGGCACAAATGGTGATTTTATTGACTTTTTTGCATTTCTGCCGTGGCACACTTTACGTAATTTTTAGTACAGTTGTGTGCTATATATGTCACATAAGTAGAGTTGGTATCCCCCGCGCGGGAAGTTTTTTGTTTTCAAAAAAAACATTTTTGCCCAAAAATATCTCTTATATGCTAGAAATAGATATGCCTAAAAAACGTAAGAAGTCTAAATACAAATATGCAACCATTGGTAATAAAAAATATTACTTCTATAAAATCGTATGGGCAGATCCGTGCGGGGATTCCGGGCATGCAGATGCTTCGGAAATGAAACATTTAACCACAGCTACAATGATCACTCAAGCTTATATATTTGCAAAAGATAATAAACATGTGTGGACATTTGCTTCCTATGACGCAGATGCCGCAGTTTTTTCTGATAGAAATGTATTCCCAAAATGTATAATATCAAAACTGGAGAAGATAAAAATATGAAGAGAAAAACAGCATTTACATTTAGATTAAACTGTATTTTAAAAAGATGTAAAGAAGAAGGCAAGTGGGATTTATTATCAAGATTGGCATATAAATATAGCATCGTAATAAATGGAGATAAATATTATGACTTCTAAAGAAAAAGGTAAAAAATATGATGGTAGATCAAGACCATCAAATGAAGCCTACAAAAATGGTTGGAATGAAATCTTTCTCAATCAAGTTATGAGAGAAGAAGTTGACATCAACGCAACAGGCACACACAAATACAGAATAAAAACAGGACCCAACAAAGGCAAAGTTGTTTGATTTTATCTATTGGTTTTGTGGTAGCAATATATGGAATTATTGTTTTAATGTTGGTATCATGGAATAATGAAAAATAAAACTTTAACTAAAAATATGCCTAATGTAAAATGGCATGCTATACCGCCTGTAAAAGGGCCAGACTCACAAGGAGTAAAATATGGAATTAATAAGAAAAATAAGAAACAACGTATTAAAAATTTGGCAAAAGTTTAATAATATTTTTAATCAGATGCAGGGATTTGTTTTGTTTCTGATTCTTGTATTGTCTCTTCTGGACTAACATTAATTAAATTTTTATGATCATCTAGAATTTTAGCCATCTTGGCTTCTAGTTCTTTTTCTGACATGTTATCTAAATTACCTGTCATAATAAGTTTTTGATCTACATACAATCCACCAGCTTTACCTCTAGCTACTTCTGCGTTTATGGCTGCAGACCATGCTCCTTTAGCCATAGCATCATTTCTTAATTTTGCTAGTTCGCTTAAATGTCTGCCTAAATCTATATCGTATTTCTCTTGAATCTCACGTCTCAACTCTCCAATGTATTGCACAACAAGAGGAGATATTTTTGGATTACGAAGTTCTGATGCTGCTTGTCTTGGTCTAGTTTTATAACCAGCTTCATATGCACATTCAGATGCACTCTTTCTGCCTTCGTTATAAACTAATAACTCTGCAAACTTCATTTGTTTTTCTGTTAATTGTCTAGGTAAACCCATTCTTGACATATATCGTACTCTAGCGTACAAGTCAATTTATGAAGACTATTATATTTATATTAAGTTTATTTGGTGCATCAACAGATAAAAATATTGATGCAACTAGTATGATTGTGAACAAAGCAATCAAAGGTGTGTACGATGAAAGCAGAGACAAAACTATGGAAACTTTTGTCCAAAAACACCCCAAAAATTAACTGGACTAGGATAGAATCTTGGGCATCTTTTGGTGTACCTGATTTGCTTGGTTACCATGATTCTTGCGGATTTTTTATGGTTGAGCTTAAAGTTACAAAGTCTCACAAAGTATCGTTTTCACCTCATCAAAAACTATTCCACATGACAAGGACAAAGCGTAATTTCATCCTACTCGAAGACACCTCTTCTCGCTCCATAAAACTTTATGAGAGTAAATCGATCCACGGTCTGTTGATCGATCACAGAGAAACACCTTCCCTCACAAACAATGATTGGGACCACGTTCAACGCTTGTTGCTTGACGCTTCGTTGGACGCTTGAAGCTTGACGCTTGTAGCTTGCCGCTTTTAAAAAAAGTCTAGTTTAGAATGATTCTAAACTGGCCGCTTTGCATTCTTAACGAATCGCGCACTGTTGTCCGCGTTCAGGTTGTCAGCTTGCAGCTTGCAGCTTGTGGCTTGTAGCTTGGGCCTTCCCGGGAATCGCGCTTGACGCTTGCGGATTGGGTAACCGTTCTCACGGCACCATTCATTGTGGAGCGCTTCTATGTCGTAGTCGTGTTTAATGTTTGCCATATTCAACGTTAGGTGTGTTACGGTCCCAACATGCTCGACAGTCGCCGCAGCTGTTGCCTTGAGTTGGAGCTGGGCAGGTCCTGCTTC